TAATGATGTGTATAATACTTTTAAAGTTTTTTAAAAGGTATATAAATAAATATAATATATTCTTTTATATATCTTTAAAGATTTTTAAAACCCTTCTTCTTTATGAAGGGTTTTATAAAATCTTTTAAATTGTAAGACGGAAGTACCCATTAAATAAAACTAAAGGAGATGTACTATGGACTATGTTATTTCAACCCCTGATCGTAATTATGGTATAAACGGTGGTGTTTATTCTAAAGATGATCCTGTTGCAGTTAAGAAAAGAGATGATGCTAGGGTTTATTTTAACGGTGTTGAAGTTTCAAAAAAGAACCCATGTTTTAAATTCTTAAAAGCTGGTAGGTACAAGGGTCGCTTTGCTGGATTGATGAGCTTGGCACTTAATACTATTGAGCGTTTAACACGTAAAGGAACAGCATGGAGGAATTTAGCATGAATAGTATTGTAAACTTTAACAATGCCCCCGATCTTGGGGGCTTCGGTGAGGCTGATTTTGATACAGTTTCTATACCTACTATGATAAATTTTAATGGTAGATCTATAGCAACTGGAAAACATGCCATTGTTAGAACTGATACTAGTGAAATACTTGGTCATCATGGTTCTCGTTATGGTAAAGTTTGTCAGAAATCAGCATTAATTACTGCTGAAGATATGTTTGATGAGAGTGATATTGAAAGTCGTGATATGACTAGAACCATTAGTTGTTCCCATAATGGTTCTAATACTTTTGCTAAGTATACATTCCCTTCTCATACTTTTACATCTCCTGATGGTGATAGCAGTATGTTAGAAGCTTTAGTAACTACTAGTTTTAATTCTACATTTCCTTTTCTAATAGCGTTTGGTGAGAAACTTAATGCTTGTAATAACAGCAACATATATCTTACTGGTGCTGTGGCAATGTTTAAAGGTAGACATACTAAAGGTCTTGATATTAAGAGAGGTGCTAAAGCAGTTGGCAATGCTTTGCAACAGGCTCAAGATAATCATGTTCTATTTCAAAAGATGTACAATACTCCTGTTACTGAGGATGTAGTATTTAAAACTTATGCTGAAGCATCAGGTGTTACCAATCAAGTTAATGAAGTAAAAAAAGATATGGGTAATGTTCATTGGAGAACTATTGTAAGTAATCTTCCCCGACAAAACCAAAATCTAAACTACATGATACGAAAGTCTAAAGATTACGGTGATAGAATGGGCAAGAATCAATGGGCTGTATATAATACTTTAACTGATTGGAGCAGCCATGCTAATGCAACAACTTCTAAATCTGAAAGTAATATAGCAGCGACTCGTGTTAAGCGTGGTCAGATTGTTAGAAGAGTAGTTAATGAAATGTTGTTAGCCGCATGATTAACTTAAAAACTGTGATAGCCTTGCTTCTAATTGAAGTAGGGTTACACATTCTTGAAATTATTATTGATGTTAGTCAGATAATTTAGGAGATAAGTGATGACTGTTGAAGTTTGGGGTTTTATTTTTTATAAACTTGATGAGGAAGGCAAGCCACTTTTAAATAAAGATGGGCGTGTTAAATTTTTTCAAGATAAAAACGGTATGGTAGATCTTGATCCTTATTTAATAGCAGTTGGTGAGTTTATGGATGATGGTGACTTAGAGGAGATAAGTGATGGATAGAAAAAAAGTAACAGAAACCGATAGCTTCAAATACAGAGTTAACTTAGGTCAAGAAGGTCTTACTCTTTTAAAGAAAGAATATCAGATATTAGACTGGTTCAATACACTTAACCAAGTTGAACGTGGTTGCTGGTGGGATAAGGACTATGATGCACTAGAGTCTTTACTTAATTTTCTAAGAGAAGAATATAATATGGTTCCATCGAAATGTCACGATGGCAGTATTAACCGTTATACTTTAACTTATGCAGGAGATCCTGATGAATATTGCGATGAATAAAGTTATTGAAGATATGGTAGCCTATAACATTGACTATCAACCTAATCCAGATTATACTGGACTACATAATGATTTAATTCGATTAGGTTTAGATTCTTTTGAAGTTCAATATATAATGAAACGTGTATCAGATGGAGAATTATAATGAAACATTCAGCTAAAAGTATGGTAATGAAACGAGAGTTTCGATCAAGAGTAGTTAAAGATAAAACTAAATATGATCGGAATAAATCTTATTTGAATGATGAGATTTCATACTCCGATATAGATGTTAAGTTAACTGGTGATGATGAGCCAGTTGATCGTGATTTAATTGCAGATAAATATCAAAACGGATATTGGGAGTAGCCTATGAAATTTCATAATAAACTTGCATTAGGAATTATAATTGTAGCTGGTTGCGTATGGTACATTTCCTTATTAGATTATAGTAGTAAAGTTTTATGAGTATTAACAATGCAACACCTAAAGAATGGGATAATTTATTTCGTGGGCCAGATAAAAGAGAGGAATGTTTAATGACAGATCAAATTAAAAAAGCAGAAGATATAAAAGAAAGTATTTATAAAAATACTATTACTGGTAGCTTGTATCATCCCAATGATAGTTCTTTAGATAAAATAATGTTCCCAAAAGAAGATTCAGTTAATCATCCTCCGCACTACAACAATGGAACTTTAGAAGCTATAGATTATATTGAACAACAACTTGAGGATGGCTTTAGTGATTATCTTGAAGGTAATGTCTTAAAGTATCTACACAGATGGAGGTATAAAAATGGTATTGAAGATCTTAACAAAGCACAATGGTATCTTAAAAGACTTATTGAAACTAACAAGGTTCCGTATGGTTAATGTTATTTTATTTATAAATCTTTTGTGTCCTAGTATTACATTTGCAGGAGATGTGTCAGAAGAATATTGTTTAGCAGAAACTATTTACTTTGAAGCACGTAACCAAGAACTACTAGGTCAAATAGCTGTAGGTTTAGTAGCATTAAATAGAGTTAAGAGTTCAAGATTTCCTGATACTTTATGTGATGTAACTAGGCAAGCAAAACGTGATAGTTCTGGACGCATTATAAAATATAAATGTCAATTCTCTTACTACTGTGATGGTTTAAAAGAACATGTAGCTGAAGAAGAAGCGTGGTTAACTGCTAAAATTGTAGCTGAAACAGTAATAGAGCAGGGTCATAAAGACTTTACAGATGGAGCTTTATTTTACCATTCAATACAAGTAGATCCTTATTGGAATACAGCCTACAAAAAAACTGCAAAAATAGGAGATCATATATTTTACAAATGAAAATATTATTAGATAAACTTATAGATGAAAAGCCAATACTTCAATCATCTATACATGGGTTAGCTCATTATCATAATGTGTATGAAGCTGGTTTAGATATTGGTACACATTATAAAGCAGATCTTAAAGTCATTAAATATTTTGCTTACTTACATGATTGTTGTAGACTTAATGAAAATACAGATCCTCAACATGGTAAACGTGCAGCCCAATGGATACGTAATAATTTAAAATTTATACATTTAAATTCCTCACAAATTGAACTACTTTTAAAAGCATGTGAGATGCACACCTATGCTAAACCATACTATGAAGATGTATATGATATTACAATTCAATGTTGTTTTGATGCAGATAGATCTGATATTGGTAGGGTAGGTTTAGAAGTAAATCCAAATTATTTATTTACAAATTATGCAAAGGAAACTTATGTCTAACCAACCAATTAAATCTGCAAAAGGAAAAGAATATACTGTTGAAGAAATTGAAAACAGTAAACGAATACTTAAGAGTGCAACACCTAAAGGCACATTAGATTGGTATTTAAAATGGATTGGTAGTATAATATTTATTGTAGCTGTTACAGTTCGCAGTACAGAGATACCAGAATTAAAAATTGTAGATTTATTTTTAAGTTTTATTGCTACAATTCTTTGGGCAGTTGTAGGTTTTTTGTGGAAAGACAGGGCAGTAATGTTGATAAATGGTGTGGCTTGTGTTATACTTTTAACTGGATTACTTAAATATTTATTTATGTAAGGAAATACAATGACAATAATTTATGGAGACTTCGGTAAAAAAGAAAATAGTTTATCGAATAAACTACAAATAGCACTTAGGCAAGTTGATAAAGCAGATGATGATGATGCTGATCAAAAATTTTTATTAATCGTAGATACTGGATCAGACTTTAAAATTTTATCTGATGTTGAATTACCTGAGTTTAATATTATGTTAGACATTGTTAAATTTACTGTACTACAACAAGCATATTGTTTTTTGGAGGAAAACAAATGAGTATGCTACATCAAGAATTCTCTAGTTATGAAGAAATGATAGAAGATTATGTTTGTCGAGCATTTGTAATGGGTATGGGAACAACAACACCAAATAAAAATGTCTTGACAAATTTTATTAGTTGGGTTATTATCCAACATAAGAAAGACGGTGAAGTAATCACCGAACAATACGTAAGGGATAGCATCCCAAAATATATTAACTTTTTATTTGCGAAAGCATAGGAGAAATAATTATGGCAGTAGTAGAAGGATTTGCTTATTGGCCTTTTGTAACAACACCTAACACTAAGTATACACCGGAGTATAGTGTTAACTTACTTGTTACACCTGATGTAGCTGATAGTTTTAGGAATCGTGGTTTTACTGTTAAAGAAATGGATGAAGGCCCGGCTTTAGTTATAAGACGTAAAGTTAATGGGCCGGAAGGAATGGTACGACAAGCACCTAAACTGTTAGACCGTTCTAAAAATCCTATTGATGTAGCTGTAGGTAATGGATCTAAAGTTAAGATACAATATAAGGAATGGGAAAGCACTTGGAATGGACAGCAGTATAAAGGTTTAGACTTTCAAGCTATGCAAGTTATTGATTTAGTATCTTATGGTTCACCGGATGGTGCAGAGTTTGACATTGAAGATTCTGATGGAGATGAACTATAATGAATATGACATATACTTATGAAGATACTAAGTATGATGTCGCTAAACTTAGCGAAGAAGGACAGCAGGTATTTAAAATACTTGCTGTTGCTCAACGCAAAGCTGATGAACTTAACATTGATACTACATTAGCTCAAGCAGCAGTAGTAGCAATGCATACAAAAATGCAAGAATACCTAAGTGATAAGGCTTTAATAAAAGAGGATGAATAATGTCTTTTGTAAAACTAAATCAACCCTGCCCTTCTTGTGGGGGCAGCGATCCAGTTGCCATAAACGACAATGGATCAGCAAAATGTTTTAGTTGTGGTACATTTTTTAAAGATTATTCTGAAGCTTCTGGTGGGAACGTGTCTGATTTCTCTACCTACCAGAGAAATAATAATAATAATAATTCCACAGAAGCTTCCTTTAATGCACTAACGGATCGTGGTATATCTATTGAGACAGCAAAAAAATATGGAGTAAAATCGGTGTTGTCTTCAGACGGTTCTATTTATGAACATCATTATCCGATGTATATTAATAATGAAGTTGTTGCAACCAAGATAAGAAGACCCAATAAAGAATTCTACTGGCGTGGATCAAGTAAAGGAACTAGCTTATTCGGTCAACAACTTTGTCAAGAAGGCGGTAAATATATAACATTAACAGAAGGAGAATGCGATGCTATGGCTTCCTATCAATTGATGGGGAGCCAATGGCCTGTAGTCTCAGTTAAGAATGGTGCTGAAGGTGCAGTACGTGATGTAAAAGATAACTTAGAATTTCTTGAGTCATACGATACTGTTGTTATTAATTTTGATAATGATAAAGTTGGCAGGGAAGCAGCAAAGAAAGTAGCACGTTTATTAAAACCTGCTAAAGCTAAGATACTTCAACTGCCTGAACAATTTAAAGATGCTAATGAAATGTTAAAGCTTGGTCAACATAAAGCTTATGTAGCTTCTTGGTGGGCATCAAAAATATATACTCCCTCTGGAGTATTAAATGTAACAGATCAACGTGATAACTATAAAAAACGAGAAAGAAAAGAATCTGTACCTTATCCTTGGCAGGGTCTTAATGATAAATTAGAAGGCTTACGACAAGGAGAATTAGTTACATTAACAGGTGGCACAGGTCTTGGTAAGTCTAGTGTAACAAGAGAATTAGAACATTGGTTAGTTACCAACACTAAAGATAACATAGGAATCATTGCACTTGAAGAAGATTGGCGTAGAACTATAGACGGTATTTTATCTATCGAAGCTAATGCTAAGTTACATATTGATAGTGTACGTACATCATATACAGATGAACAAATAGATGATATGTTTAATATTTTATATGATGGAGATAATAAGAATCGTGTTTGGGTTCATGCCCATTTTGGTATGAATGATCTCGATAGTATCTTTAGTAAGTTACGTTTTATGATTGTAGGTTGTGGTTGTAAATGGATAGTAGTAGATCACTTACATATGTTAGTATCTTGTTCTATTGAAGGTGATGAACGTAGGACAATAGATAATATAATGCACAGGCTACGAACTCTTGTTGAAGAAACAGGTGCAGGTTTAATCTTAGTGTCACACCTCAGAAGAATTGATGGTAATCGTGGACATGAGAATGGTATCGCTACAGGGCTTTCTCATTTGAGAGGCTCACAATCTATAGCTCAACTATCTGACTGTGTAATTTCTTTAGAGAGAAATCAACAATCAGAAGATCCTTTAGAATCTAGTACGACAAAGGTACGTATATTAAAATCTAGGTATACAGGTGATGTTGGTTTAGCTACAAGTTTGTATTATGATAATAATACTGGTAGACTACAAGAAGTAGATATAATAGATGGTGATGAAATACAGGTAGAGTTATGAAAACATTAGTATTTGACATAGAAACAGATGGCTTAGACCCAAATAATATTTGGTGTATTTCAACAGTAGATGCAGAAACTAGCCAAGCTATATCATATGGGCCAGATAAATTAGTAGATGGAATACAATCTTTAAAATCTGCTGATAAATTAGTCGGTCATAATATAATTGGATATGACATTCCAGTTATCAAAAAACTAATGGATGTAGATTTATCTAAACATGCTAAGATTGTAGATACTTTAGTTTTGTCTAGGTTATTTAATCCGGTACGAGAAGGCGGTCACAGTTTAGAAAGTTGGGGTTATCGTGTTGGTCATAGAAAAACAAACTTTGAAGAATGGGGTGAGTTTACACCAGAGATGTTGTCATACTGTGAAAATGATACGTTATTAAATCATAAAGTATTTAACAGACTCAAATTAGAATCTTCCGGTTTTAGTTCTCATGCTGTTGGTTTAGAACATTCTGCATCTAAAATTATGGCTGATCAAAGATCACATGGTTTTTTATTAGATATTGAAAAAGCTTCTATGCTTGTTGCTGGACTATCTGAAAGACTATATGAAGTTGAAACTTTAGTACATGAAACTTTTGTACCGCGAAAGGTTAAGATAGTTTTAAAAGCTACGTTTACTAAGTCTGGTGCATTATCTAAGATGGCAGCTATACAAGGTAGCGTAAAGAAAAGTCGTTTAACTTCAGAAGAGTATGATGAAATTTCAATTAAACGTAAAATAACTAGAATAAATGAGGAGCCTTTTAATTTAGGTTCACGCAAACAAATCGGTGAATACCTAATTGATTTTGGATGGGAGCCAAAGAAGTTTACTCCAACTGGTCAACCAATAGTTGATGAGGGTACGTTAAGTAAAATAAAAGATATACCTGAAGCACAATTAATTGCAGAGTATTTACTATTACAAAAACGTATTGCTCAGTTAACTTCATGGATAAAAGAAGTCCATGATGATAATAGGGTACGTGGGTTTGTTAATCCTAATGGTACTATTACTGGACGCATGACACACAACAGCCCTAACATGGCTCAATGTCCAAGTGTAAGATCACCTTACGGTAAGGAGTGTAGGGAATGTTGGACAGTTCCAGAGGGTTACAAGTTAGTAGGCATTGATGCTAGTGGATTAGAACTACGTATGCTTGCACACTACATGAATGATGAGGGATACACAAATGAAATATTGCATGGAGACATACACACGGCTAATCAAAAGCTTGCAGGGCTTGAATCAAGAGATCAGAGTAAGACATTCATCTATGCACTCATCTACGGAGCCGGAAATGCAAAACTTGGTTCGGTGGTTGGAGGAAACAAAGAAGATGGCGAAAGACTTAGAAGACGTTTCCTTGATAATCTCCCATCATTTAAAAATCTTAGAGACAGAGTTGCAAGAGCAGCAACAAAAGGGTACGTTAAAGGATTAGACGGACGTAAGATATATGTACGTTCTGAACATGCCGCCCTTAATACTTTATTGCAGGGAGCAGGTGCTATAGTTATGAAGGAAGCTATGCGTATACTTTATGAAACTATACAAGCAAAACAATTAGATGCACATTTTGTTTGTAATGTACATGATGAATGGCAGATAGAAGTACGAGAAGATATGGCTGATGCTGTTGGTATAGCTGGTATTAAATCAATTAAAGATGCCGGAACAGCTTTAAACTTACGGTGTCCATTAACAGGAGAATATAATGTCGGATCAAATTGGGCTGAAACTCACTAAAGAGTTATCAGATAATAGAAAAGGAGACTTCGCAGAATTTTATGCAGTCACTTGGTTATGGGATCAAGGGTTTGATGTATTTAAAAATTGTGGGTGTGATGGGCCAATTGATATGATTGCTTGGAATAAAGAAAATCATGATTTTGTTCTTGTAGATGTTAAAACAATGTCATATGATCCTAGATATAAAGATATAACTAATTGTTCTAAAGGTGTAGCAAGGACTCCCTTTCAGAAAAAAATAGGCGTTCAATTTTTAAAGTTTGATCCTTACACTAGAAAATTAGAATTTACGGAGCATAGAACATGACATCTTTAAATACATTAGTAGATGACATAAATAAAAGTTTAGAAGATTTATCAGATGGTAAACCTTTAAACATAACTGAAAAAGATTTAGATTTAACAATGGATCGTATACGTTGTAGTATACTTGAATGGTCTGATCCATCAGAACGTAACTCTAATTTTAGTTTACGTATGTCTAACATTGGTAGACCTGCAAGACAGTTATGGTTTGAAAAAAATAAACCTTTAGATAATGCAAAACCTAGTGCAGCAACACAAATGAAATTTCTTTATGGTCATTTACTTGAAGAAATACTTTTAATGATTGTACGTGCAGCAGGACATACAGTAACCGATGAACAAAAGGAAGTAGAAATAAATGGAATTAAAGGACACATGGACTGCAAAATTGATGGGGAAGTTGTTGATATTAAGACTGCATCTAAGTTTGCTTTTGCTAAATTTAAAAATGGAAATCTACATGATGATGATCCGTTTGGGTATATACCGCAGTTGGCTGCGTATGAAAAAGCAGAAGACACATGTAAAGGTGGATTCTTAGTTATTAATAAAGAAGGCGGTGATATTTGTTTACATAAACCTGATGATTTATCTAAACCTAATATGAATACAGTAGTATCTAACATAACAAAAGCTTTAGATTCTACACTTATGCCTCCTGTTTGTTATGCTCCAGTTGAAGAAGGTAAAAAAGGAAACATGAAAATACATAAAAATTGTGTTTACTGTCCATATAAGTTTGAATGTTTTAAAGATTCTAATAACGGTAAAGGTTTAAGAATTTTTAAATATGCAAATAGATTAGAATATTTAACTAAGATTAATGTTGAGCCGCGTGTTGAAGAGATATTAAAATGAATCAAAAACAATCAACAGCTATTAGACATAAAGCTAATGAAATTTTTGTAGAGTGGTTACAGGGTTTACTTAATAAAGAAGAAGCTTCTAAAGTATCTATAGATAACTATTGGAAGTTTCTTCCTAAACAATCTCATGTGTTTGCTAATAATCAAATATGGTTAGCAGCGTATAGTCCAAGATGGGTAGCAAGAAAAATAAAAAAACTGTTACATAAAAATCCTACGTTAGATTTAAATACTCTAACTTTAAATGACATTAAAAAAGAAGATAAGCAATGGAAACAGAAAGAGAATCCGTCCCATCTTTAGAAATTCTTATTGTTTTATGTGCTGGTTATATTACAGCAGGTAAACCTTTTGATGAACAACTATTGATGGATATGAGAGAAAAATTAGATCAATACTTTATTGAACAACAAGGTACATTACATTGAAACCTAAAATTAAAAGTGGCAATAGACGTAAACGTATACCAAGACCAAAAGAAAAAAATTTAATTGTAGGTTATGATTCTAATTGGGAATATGAATTACATTCTGGTATCTTTAATAAATGGTCTTTCCACACAGAAAAAATTCCATACACTGTAGAGCATACATACCAACCAGACTTTGTAAAACAAATAGGAGATAAAACTATTTTATTAGAAGCTAAAGGAAGGTTTTGGGATCACAACGAATACAATAAGTATGTATGGATAGCTAAAGCATTACCTGAAGATACTGAATTAGTATTTTTATTTGCTAATCCTGAAGCACCTATGCCTCAAGCAACAAGAAGAAAAGACGGCACAAAAAGATCTCATTGTGAATGGGCATCTTCAAAAGGTTTCCGCTGGTTTAGTGAAGATAGTATACCAGATGATTGGATAGACGTTTCTAAACGAGGTGGGTTCGATGACTAGTGATAGAAAACAAGAACGAATTGAAAAGTTTAACAGACATAAGAAAAAGAAAGAGCATACAAAATTTGCTGAAGGTAAATTCAAAGCTCCTAAAAAACGTAACAAGTATAAACTAAACATTAACGACATAAATAATATTGAGGAGAATTGATGGACAGCTATCAACAGTACATACATAAAAGTAGATATGCACGTTATCTACCTGAATTAAAAAGACGAGAAACTTGGGGCGAAACAGTTAATCGTTATTTAAATTTTTGGGTTGAGCGTGGAGTTAAATTTACTGACGTAGAAAAAGTAACTTTGTTTGATACTATTTTTTCTATGGAAGTTATGCCTAGCATGAGAGCTTTAATGACAGCAGGTGAAGCACTAGACCGTGATAATGTAGCAGGATTTAATTGCTCTTATATAACTATTGATAGCCCTAGAGCTTTCGATGAAATGATGTACATTCTTATGTGTGGTACAGGTGTAGGTTTTAGTGTTGAACGCCAATATATTTCTAACTTACCAACCGTAGCAGAGGATTTCCATGAAACTGAAACCGTTATTCACATCGCAGATAGTAAAATTGGATGGGCGAAATCGTACAGGGAACTGGTATCGCTTTTGTATTCAGGCCAATTACCACGATGGGACGCTAGTAGAATTAGACCTTCGGGTTCCCCACTTAAAACTTTCGGAGGTAGAGCAAGTGGCCCAGAGCCTCTTATTGACCTCTTCAACTTCACAGTTAACATCTTTAAAGGAGCGTCTGGAAGAAAACTTACATCCCTTGAATGCCACGATCTTTGCTGTAAAATTGCACAGATAGTTGTTGTAGGTGGTGTACGTAGATCAGCTTTAATATCTTTAAGTAATCTTACGGACGATAGAATACGTAGAGCCAAACATGGTCAATGGTGGGTTGATGAACCGCAACGTGCTTTGTCTAACAACTCAGCATGTTATACTGAGAAGCCAGACTTTGAAGCTTTCTTAAATGAATGGAGTAGTTTATATGAATCAAGATCAGGAGAGCGTGGAATCTTTAGCCGTGTCGCAAGTCAAAAACAAGCTGCAAGAAATGGCAGAAGAGATAGCGAATACGATTTTGGAACCAACCCTTGCAGCGAAATTATACTTAGACCAAACCAATTTTGCAACCTGTCAGAAGTGGTTGTCAGACCAAACGATACAGTTGAAGATCTTAAACGGAAAGTACGAAATGCAACTATCCTTGGAACTCTCCAAGCTACCCTCACCGACTTCAGATATCTTAGAAGAATCTGGGAGAAGAACACATCTGAGGAAGCACTTTTAGGTGTATCGTTAACCGGGATATTAGATAATCCTTTAATGACTTTAAAAAATAAAAACTTACCTACGGTGTTAGAATGGTTACGTGATGAAGCTGTAAAGACTAACAAAGAATGGGCAGATAAATTAAATATTAATCAATCAACTGCTATTACTTGTGTTAAACCTAGCGGTACAGTATCCCAGTTAGTAGATAGTGCTAGTGGAATACACGGAAGATATGCTCCGCATTATATTAGAAGAGTACGTGCTGATTCTCGTGATCCCCTTTGTACTGTACTTGATGAGGCTGGTGTGCCATCTGAAATAGATGTTACCTCCCCTACTACTAAAGTATTTAGCTTCCCACAACAAGCTCCTAAGAAGGCTGTATTTGCTTCTGAGCAGACCGGAATGGAACAATTAGAATTATGGAAAATTTATCAGGAGTATTGGTGTGAGCATAAACCAAGTATTACAGTCTACTATCGGGATGATGAGTATCTTGCTATTGGCGATTGGATTTATAATAACTTTGATGATGTATCTGGCATTTCATTTCTTCCCTATAGTGATCATACATATGAGCAAGCCCCATATGAACAAATTACAAAGAAAGAATATGATAAACAGATGAAAGATTTCCCAACAAAATTTAATTGGGACATTGAAGAAGAGTCAGATACAACTGAAGGTTCACAGACATTAGCCTGTGTAGGGACTTCATGTGAAATATAATGAAGGAACTATTATAGGTTTTAGAGTCTTGATAGATAAAGAAGGTAACTTAGTTTCTGAAAAAACTGAGTTACCTGACAAAGATATTTCTAAAGTATTTAGAACCAAAGGTGATCAATATATAATACGAACAGCCATAAGAAAAATGAAACAACACATTGATAAGATGCATAGTGAAATTGAATCAGAAATTGCTGCGACCAACACGCCCAATATTTTAAAATATTAAAGCCCCAAGTATAAGACCAGCACACAAGCCAGAACAACCAGCAATAACTGCTTGTTTATATTCATACCAAAAAAAATGAAGCTTGTTTTCTAACTTGCTTTTAAACTTTTCAAATTCTATCATTAAACTTCTCCTATACATTTCATTTCAATTACCCATGAGCGCGGAAGAACTATTTCCGCATCTCCCTCTGTTATTTCTTTATCTTCTCCTAAAATAAAATGAGGACATACAATAATGTAGTCCTCAGTATCTTCTAAGATTGTACCGCATGATATAACTGTAGAGGTTCTAAGGCTTTTAAGTTCCTTTAGTTCCCTCCAGCCCATGTTAGATCCACCTGTAGCGTCCTGCCATTTAACTAAGTAGATGTCATGCACAGTGCTTCATGCCTCTTGCTGTTAGCTTACCGCCTTTTCTAAATGGAACACCTGCTTTTGTCATAAAATCTTCATGTGTTCTATCTTTAAAGACTGCATTTTTTCTTTTAGCTAAGACTAGTGGCCCTATTTGATATACTTTTTCTGCTGAAATAATTGGCTTCATCGTTTCTTTATCATAAAAATAAGAATGTCTGTATGGATTCATTCCAACTTGAATCCAATCATCACTGTTAATTAATTCTTCTGCTATTTTTCTAACGTCTTTAGGATTCATGTTTTCCCATTCACCAAACATTCTTGCTATGGTTGATTTGTTCATATCACCTTTAGCAATCTTTAAAGCTATGTTAGGACTACTTTTAAATGTAACATTATTTAAAACTGCTGTTTGTCCATAACCAATAGAACTTCCTTTTTTTCCTAACCCATCATGTAAAGATACAATCCAAGTTCCATAATCTTCATAAGCAGGAATATCTAAACGTGCAGCAATTATTGCACCGTCCTTTATTGCTAAATTTTTTCCTAATATACCAGTTTTTCTTTTATTTTCATGTAAACTTGCAGCCATTTCAAATTCACTAGGCTCTGGAGGAACTTCTTTTATTCGTTCAACTGGTAAATATAGTTTAACTTTTTCATCATATTGAAATGATGTAAGTTGTTTATCCTCATATGCTTTAACTATATTTTTCATTTCTTCTGATTGTGGTTTTTTATACGCAACAGCTTGAGTTTTAAATTCGTTTTGAGTTTCAGGTGTGAATTCAATTTCAGTTTCATCTAAATTTTTATATGTGGTTTTCTCCGTATCTATTTTATTATTTTTAAAAACATTAGAAATAACTTCACCGCCTTTTGTTTTAAAAGGTTCATAGTCTTTTAGAAATTCTTTAGCTGCTTTTGTAACTAGTCTACCTGCACCATATATAACCCTACCAACTTCATCTCTTTTTTCAACACTTTTACTATATGCATTATCAAGTGTTTGTTTTTCATAATCTGATAGTTGACTATACATTTGTTTGTATTGTGCTTTTAATTTTCTACCTCCACCAGAATAAATTTCTTTAAATTTTGTAAGGTCTATAAGTTTTTTAATAGTAGGTTCATCTACCCCCTGATCTAACATAGTATTCGCTAATTGATCTATAGTTTCTTTTATATTAAGAATTGCTTTTTGAGCATTTTTGTTTAACATAAAATCAACATTCCCATCATAATAATTAATAGTTTCTTCTTCTGTTAAAGTAAGACCTAGCCCTTTAGCGTTGTCTTCATTTAATTTTTGTACATGTTTTTCATATTCAGGATTACGTTTTTTTAAAAAGTTTTTAGCTGCCTTTACAACAAGTCTACCTGCTCCATACATTCCCCTTGCTTTTAACTTACCGCCTTTCTGTTTAAAAGATCTAGGATCTTCTGGATCATATGACCCACCATACATGTTTTTAAATTGTTGAGGTTTAAAAAAGATATAAGACCAATGCCTGTCTTTATTAACAAACTTATTATCTATAATATATTTTTCATCTTTCTCAGGTTTAAATTTCTTTTTAATATCTTTTAAATTTATTAAATGATCGGTGTCTGTGTCTAAACTAGATTCAACATCATTTACATACTTAACTCCATCAAAACCAAAAGAGCTTATCCATTTTTGAAAGTCGTGGTTTAATTGATAAACTCCAAATCTATAAATCATTCTAGGTATAATTTGTAATCTAGGTTTTTCATCAGGATAAGACATTATATCGTCATCTTTTGGTTGTTTTGTTAGACGATCATTTTTAAAATTAACAAGTTCATGTGCTTGTATTTTTAATTCAAGTAATCTATCTCGTTGTTGTTCTGTAATTTGATATGATTTACCTAGCGTTCTTTTTATATTACGTAAGAATAGTTTTAAATCTCTACTACTAGGGTAATTATTTTCTGCTGCTGTTTCATAATCATCAGCTAATAAAATTTTATTAGCTTCCCAAGACATAGGTTCGCTATATGGAAAGACAAGAGGTTTTCTAATAATTCCATAGCCCTTCATAATTGTAAATGGTTTTACAGTTGCGTCAGGTTTCCTAAGAAATGCATACATATTATTATAATAGTTTACTTCATCTTTAGATATTGGTGTATGATTTCTACCGTCTATAGTTACCCTTTCTAAATCAAAAATAGTTCTATCAATTTTTTCTTTTTCTCTAAATCTAAAAGGTTCGTTAGGTATATCGTCAGATAGCTCAGTTAATATTGGTTCACCATACTCATCTATTGGATAACCATTTGGGTGTAAAGTTTTTTCATTTCTAAAATCAGGGAGTCTTGTTTCAACATAGTCTATATGTTTATTTAATTCTTCAATATGTTTTTGTGATATTAAGCTCCACGCTTGCCCTAAAGATCCAGCATGTGTTCCAGTTTCAGAGGCTAATCCAAATTTAGTATCCCAATCAAGGTCTGTAGCTGTAGAATAACTACGATATATCGGAACTGTTACATCAGATTGACGTTTAAGATCATCAAATGTATCTATAAACTTTCCTCCCAACTCTTCAGTTTGTTCTTCCATTGCGTTACTAGGAAACTGTTGACTAAATTTTTCTGTAAACGGATCTTTACTTATAGCGGTTCTTAATAGTTGTAATGTGTTTTGTTTACCAGCACTAGAAAGTTTTTTATATCCTGTATCTCTTTCTAATTGAAATTTTATAAACTTACTTATATCATCATTTAAATCTACTTCAGGTAAGTTATCAATTATTTCAAACTCTTGAAAAATATCTGAATGATCTTTATATAAAACATTTTGTTGTATTGTTGAATCTAATGCAAAACTTTTATCATGTTCTTTTTTTAGTTCTGTAAAGTATCTTGCTCTGTTTAAAAGTTGTTGTCCTTCTTCTTGTGAAAGTTTAGAAATATCACCACCTACTTTTTCTAAAGATGTTGTTCCTATTTCTTTGTGTAAAACTTCTGAAGTATATTCATAAAGACCTTCTCGTTTTTTATCTTGTGCTTTTTGAGACATTTGATTAATACCCATGCTGTCAGCATAAGTTTCTACTTCATCTATTGTTTTTATAGCTATATCATTTACAATATTTTTTTCTAATAACCCATTAGAATGTTGTTCAATTTTATCTGTTAAATAATCTTGAAAATGTTTTCTTAATACTCTAGTCAATGCCATTTATTATCTTCCTAATTCGCCTAAAATATCTTTAGAAGACGCAAGCTCTTTCAAACTTAAACCAGCTTCCCTATCTATAGAATATAATAATTTTCTATATTCTTTCATGTTGTCTTTACCTACAATTGTATTTCCTAATCCATATAAAGGAACTTTTGTACCTACAACAGTTGTTGGGCCACGACCTAATGTTACAATATCACCTGCTACTGGCCCTAGAAAAGCAGCAGGAATACTCCAATAGTTACTTGAATATTCAGCAGCATTAGCAGTTCTTTTTCCAGTATCATATGCATGACTTAACCCACCCCATCTTGCAGCAGCATCAACACTTATTTCAAATGGATCTTTTTCATTCCAACCTTCTCCACGATCACGAACATAATTTAAATAACCAGCGGTATAAGTCATAATCATTGCTGTAGGAATTAATTTATAAGCTGCAACACTTTTATCTCTTACTAATTGTTTAGCTGCACCTTTTAAAATAGTATTTGAAAATGCTGTTGGGTATCCCATTAACTGTCCTATCAATGGATTTTGAGTATTGCCACCCAATCCACTTGTAAATGCTCTAGGTTTTAAACCTGATTCTCTACCAACATCTAATATAATATTACGTGAGTATCTTGATGCTCCGTTTAATATATTTCTAACATACCAATCTGTCTTAACATTAGCTCCTCTTTTTTTCCACTGTAAAGCTTCGTCAACATTTACTCCTAAATCAGCTAATCTATCTCTTGCGACTCTTGCTTTAGTGGATAATGTTTTACCTTCAAATTTAGCCAGTAAATCTATGTTGTCCATAATCATTCTTTTACCAGTAATAAAAGAAGTTGTTTGTACAAACTTTGTCCATTGATCTAATAAATTATATCTAAAAAATTTATTACTAACATTTTGCATTGTTTCATTACGTAAAGTTTCGCCAGCTAATCTATCAGCCATACTAACAGCACCCTGCTCCATCGCAATACCAAAACGCTGCATTTCTTCCCACGCTTCTTCCGCAGTTAAACCAAACCTATCTTGAAGTTGTTTATGTTGGTTGCCTGTAACTCTTTTAAAACTTAAATTACTTGCATCTTTAAAACCTTTTAAAGAAGTAGTTAAACCAGCTTGTCCCATGTTTAAAAATATTTCAGTAAAACTTGTTACAGTTGCTAAACCTAAATAAGCTAAACGATTAGCTAAACCATAAGCATCTCTAGCTTTTCCTGATGGATTTAAACCTTCACCTGTTAGACCATTATATAAATCTAACATTCTTTCTCTTTCAGTTCTTGATAGTTGAATCCCTTCTTTTGAAAGATCATCTCTAATTCCATTTATCCATTTAGTTTCAAATTCTTTACTATCTTTTACACCTAAGATTCTTTTTTTAGCTAATATACTAGAGGCACTTTGAATGTATTTTAAAAAACTTTGTTGAACATCTTTGTTTAAAAACTCTTGATACTTAGCATCATACTCTAGTTTATTAAATTTTCTTTTGTTTAAAAAGAAACCACCACCAGAGCCACCACCAGCTAATTGATTTTGAATGTCTAACATTTCATCTATTAATTGATAAGCTTTTACTTGATTTTTAGCTTGACCATCTGCTATTAAAAGATCTGATAATCCTTTTTTATTTTTTTCTATAGCATTACGGTTCCATTCTCTAGGAACATAATCATTTAATTTTTGAAAATTAGGATTAGCATCTTTTAATAAATCTCCTATATCACTATACAGTTGTTTCAATCTAATGGCAGTTAAGTTAACTGTTTTTGAATGTGTTTTACCTGCACCATATACTCCACGCATTGCTGCCATTAAATCATCATTAACTTCATCATCTATTTTTCTAGTAACTTCATACATATTTTTTAAACCAGAAGTTTTTGTTACTGAAAGATCGTCTACGATAGATAAAAATCTCATTTTTAAACCACCGTTTATGTTATGTTGAGCTTCACTTAAATCTTCAACAACTCTTTTCTGTCCCGGCTTATAGCCAATTTGATATTCTTTTGTAATTCTTTCTGCTAATACTTTAGCTGTAGGAGAAACATCTTCGTAAGGAGTTAAGAAAGCAGTAGCTTTACCCATAAAACCTTTAGATGAAAAAGTTGTAACAGGTCTTAGTAATGCACGTTTTATATCGTTTCTTTTTACTTGTCCAACTTCTTGTTGTGCAGCAGCTAATAAATCACTAGCAACTTGGTCTTGTGTGGCTTGACCCCCACCTATTTCACGAATAAATTTTTGAAAGGCTGCTGAGTCTTTTATTTGATTTTCTGTTATGTCTTTAATATCTAAAACATTTTCAATACCTTTTAAAGTTGCAACATTTGTATTTGTACTGTCTAGTAATACATCATCACCTGAAGCTACAACTGTTGAAAGCTCACCATAAAAATCATCTTGATCTTGAGTCATGTCTTCTAATAATCTTGATTTATCTAAATCAGATTTATCAGCAAATAATTTATTCCACGCTGATGAAATTCCTTTACCAATAGCAGGTAACGCAATTGCACCACCAACCCCTAATCCTGCACCTAATGAAGCAGCCAATGCAACATCTGTATAATCTTTTTCAGATCTAGCATTTGTTGTTATGTCAACATTTTGTTCTAGTTCTTCAGTAAGTCCCTCTAAACCACCACCATAAATAGCTCCAGTAGTTTTAGGACTAGCTGCAAAACGTGAGGTTATTTTTTTAACTGGAGTAGCAACTACATCTGCACCTTTTTTTACAGTATTCCATGCTCTTGCTGTTGCACCTAATCCACTTAATGCAGCAGAAGAAGTTCCTCCTGTTGGTACAAAACTTATTGCAGTTAATAAACCTTCAGGGCTTGCAAGAATATCTGTTCCATAATCTTTTAGTGCTTTTTTCCATTCAGAACCGCCTTTAACTTCAGCACGTTCCCATTCGCTTTTTAAAAAATTATAATCTTGTTTTACATCTTCGGGTGCATTTTCTAATTGTAAATCATCACTTAATAGTGTACTTAAACGTATTGTCCTATCACGCATAAACTCTGATATATCATCGTTGCCGCCCCAAGCACCAAAGTTCCACCAGCTTTCTTTATTTTTTTCAAAATGATTTACTACATTTTCGTGAGCCTTAATAACTTTAGGGTCAGAATCAAAATCTTCTATTGTAAAACCTTTTTCATATGCCCTATATTCTTCTTCTATGTTATCAAAAAAATCACTCATTTTATTTATCTTCGCCCATGTTTAAAGTACGGTTATAAATTTCAAGAAATTCATTTAATCTTTTATTATCTCCTATTTTAAATACTGGAATTTGATCCATAAAATTAAGTATAGATATTTGTTGATGTGGGTGCATTTGTGAAAATTCAATTTTATATCTTTCTAATTTATTTTCTAATTTTTTTATTGTTGGTTCGTTTAGTTCTTTTCTTTTAATTAAACCTAAATCATCTATTGCTGCCATTATAACAATAGGATTATCATGTCCGTCACTTATAAAATCAAATGAATCTCGATAATATTTAGAATCTTCTGGATCATCTGGATTAAGCATACCAAGTTTTTCTTGAAACCATCTACCAGTAACCGGAGTGCTTTTTGTTGCATTATAGTATAAGTTTACTGCCCTACCTGCAATTGCTCTTGAATTTGAAATATTAAAATCATAATCATTCTGTAAACTTTCATTAAATAAATATAAATCTTGTCCTATTTGTTGTTTAATTTCTGCTGCTGCTTTTTCATTACCATCTGCTTTTTCTTCAACATATTCAACTATTTCTTCTCTATCTTTAGACATTCCTCTATTAATAAATTCTTGATAAGCTTGTCCTATTATTTGTTGAGGTAGCATAGCAGCACGTTCTCTAGTTCCTGCTTTTTGATTAGAAGCACCACCAAGATAAAAACTACCAGTAGGTTTACCGTCTGCATTTTTTCGAATAACTAAAATGTTGTCTTCACCAAATATATTTTTTGTTTTTTCTATTTCATAAGTGTCTGTATCATTCTTTGCAAATTTTTCAAACTTATCACCAAACATATTTTTAAGTGCATTACTTAATTCTGCTGATCTTGTAGCTCCTAAAGTTGGTGAGTGTTTTTTGTGAAAACTATCAAAGGCAGAAAATGTTCCTTGAATTTCACTAAGGTAAGGGTTTTCTGCTATTAATCTAGGCAATGTTACATTTTCATTTTTACCTTTAAGTAAATTTATACCTTCACGTAATCTCCTAACTTCAATTGAAGATTCATTTCCTAATGCAGTATTTAATGCCGCCTTATAATTTTTTAAATTTTCACCACCTGCTGTCCTTACTTTAACTGCTTCATTGTATAAATTCTGTGTGTTATTAAACAAAACATTAAAGTCTTTATCAACATGCATTTTAGATAAAGTTAATATATCCGCAGTATTAGGATTTACTACACCTTCTTGAGCTAACATATTTTGAATTTTTGGAGCGTATACATTAGATATGTAGTAGTTACGCCAATATCCTTTTTCACCTAGCTTACTTTGTTTTGCTTCTTCATGTAATCTAATTTGTTCATTAGCTTGAGCTAGTATTCTATTTGCATCTGCTGTTGCTGTAAGTGTAGCCTGATCATTAAAAAACTTTAAAGACTTATTACGCAACCGTTGATCCATTGTATCTTCATACAAGACTTTACCAAAATCTTTTACAATACCCCACATCTCTTGTCTTTGTAATTTATCGTCAAGATCTTTTTGTATCTGATTATTACGTCTTTGTATACCTTCAAATACCGCAGCAGCTTTTTTACTAGCACGAACATTTTCAGGAGCTTTTATAATTTCTGCCATTTTTATTTCCTCATTGACTTAATAAACTTTTACGTTCTGACAATAAACTTTCTATTTGTGTTTGTGGAATATTTTCAATATCATCAGCTACATCACTAGGTAAAATTCCTTCAGGTGCAGACTTTAAATTATTTTCCATATTTTCTAAATTAGTTGTTTCTATTTTTTTATTTAAAGACATTCCTTGTGTTTTATTTTCAAAGTTTTCATTTGCTTCTTCATCTTCATCTATAAATACTGGATCAAGATTAATACGTTCACATAAAGCTAAAAGCATATAAGCTAAAGGCTCTGTTAATAATAGCATTAAATTAGAATCCCATTTACCTTCTGAAAATCCAGTAAATAAAATACCTTCAACAATATCCATAAGAGGTGTACGTCTTTCAAGTAAATCTATAATTTGAATATAAGTATTATTTTCAATTAAATTACCCCATAAAAATCTAATTGCTTCGTGAACATCTGTATATTCTGGAGGACGTTCAAAAGGCATTGGATTGTTTGGATCATTAGTTAATGATTGTCCCGGTATAGGAGCTAATCCTTTTTGATTTAATTTTGCTATCTCTGGATTCATTTTCTAGCCTCCGATGAAAACCTTTGCCAATCCCACCATGCTGCTGTATTACCATAAAAATTTCCATTTGCCATATTGTTTTTAAATTGCAATGCATTAAATAATGTATCATCATATAAACTACCAACTGGAGGTTGTGTAGCATCATATTGAAACTGAGATACATTATAAGTTGGAGCTTGTGGAGTTCCAAAAACTTGTTTATCTGCTAAGTTACTTGCAAGGTTTGTTGCATAGGCTGTACCAAATTCTCCACCTTTTGTTTTTAAAAAACTAACAAATTTATCAGGATCATTAACTGCATCTGTAATTTCTTTAAAACTTTTACTAACATGATCTTTTATTGAACTACTAAAACTTTTAGTATCTTGTTGTAATAAACTTGGTGTAGTTGTTTTACCACCCATTTGCTCACCTAAGAAATCTTCTGCCCTTTTAAAATCAACTTCAAACTTTTTAGGATCAGCTAAATCAAAACCTTGTGAAACATCATATGAATCTATAAACTCTTTAGCAGCTTCTACATCTACTGTAGGAGCTTTACCAAATAATCCTGCACCTTCTGATGGACGCTGATACATAGTGTCTGAAAACATACCTGTTTGTTGTTTAACTGGTAAACCATCAAGACTATCTATTTTACTTGCCATATCTTGAACTTGTCCCGATATTTCACTTCCTAAGTCTGTTGTTCCCTCTGCTAGTCTTTCATCAACAGATTTAAAAGGATCGTTCATAGCACGACCAATACCTTCTTCTAATTGTGCATCAAAAGCTCTTGATTCTATAGTAGATGTAAGCGTATCTTTAGAAAATAATCCTTTAGGCCCAAACAAATCTCCTTTAACATCAGTAAACATTGTTTGTAAAGATTTACCAGCATTAGAAAAACTATAAGAACTTAAATCTTTACCAATTAATTTACCAATTCCTAGTTTATCTCCAACAGCACCTAATGTATTTTTAATAGCTCCTGTTACGCCTTTAGTAATATTCCCTACTGCACTCTTTAGGTTTCTACCTACATTCGCTGCAACATTTAAAAATTTACCTGCCCCATTAATAATTCCAGAAGCAACACCAGTATAATTTATCATACCTTGAGCCAGTTTAGCAAACATACCTCCGACCCCCGGCAGGAGAAACGACATAGCTAGTTGACCAAAAACACCAATTTTACCCATAAATTTACCAAAAGATTTTACAGCTTTACGAATACGTCTACCTACACTTCTAACAAACCTAGATATAGGTTTAAAAGCTTTTTTAATAAATGATCCTATTCCCATTTGTTTCTCCTAAGTTACATTTACTACAGTTTGAGTTTGGTCTAAACCAACTGCTGTTTTAATTGCTGAAATCATACTACCAATATGATTACTTTTACCTTTTTCTCCTGCTGCTGCTTCATTACCAATTGCTGCAATATATAATTGAGTCTGTCTTGTTTCATCATTTTCATAAGACTGTCTAATATAAGCAGCTTCATCACGCAACTGTTGATACATAAAAGCTTGTTCTGATGCTGACATTGCAAAAGCATTTTGAACATTAATCCTATTAGATTCATTTTGTGCAGCCGTATCCGCTAATGATGAATTACGTAAATAATTTAAATATGCTTGTTCAATTTGTACTGAGTTTTGCATATTAAATTGATAGCGTTGATCTTCACGTTGTCGATTAAATATATCAACTTGTTTAGCCATTTCTGCATTTGTTATAGCAACTTGTATTTCTTGTCCTGCAACCCTTGCATCTTGTTGTTCAGTCAATTGCTCATTAAATTGTTTCATTTGATTTACTGACTGTGCATTAAATTGACTTGTTTGTGAAGCTAGTTGTGTCATAAATTGATTAATTTGATTTTCACTAGTAGCATTAAATTGTCGTGCTGCGTTTTGTGCAGCAACATCAGAAAGTAATACTTGTTGTTGTTGTTGACCTGTAAGCATTGCAGCTTGTTGTTCATTATTTAAATTTGCCATATCCATTTGTAAAAATGTTTGAGCGTTTTGTGCCTGTAGTTTTGTATTACCATCTAATGTAGCTATATCTAAACTTGCCATTGCTGTAGCATTTTGCATTGTGGCTTGTTGTTCAGCACTAAAATCTGCAAGTGTAGCAGACTGCATAAATTTACTATTTGCTAATTCTACTTGTTGTTCTATATTAAACTTAGTTAAGTCTATATTTGCAACTGTTGAAGCATTTTGTACTGCTCGTTGTTGATCTACATTTAATTGTGCTAAGTTCATTTGTTGTGCAATCTGAGCAGATGTGGTATTTACTTGCATTGTCTTATTTAAGTTTGCAAGTTCTGTTTGTTGTGCTGCATTAAGATTATCTGCACCAGCTTGGTTTAATGCTGTTAAGTTTGCTAATCGCATTTGTTGTTCATTAGAAAGATTAGCTACTTCCATTTGCTGTTTAAAACCAGCGTTCTTAGATAAGAAATCCGCAGCTACTTGCATTTCAACTAGACGTTCTTGATTTTGTGCCGTAACATTTTCACGTTCAGTTGTACTTAATAATTGAAGTTCGGCAAGTTCTACTTGTTGTTCATTGCCTAGTTCTTGTGCATTAATAGCTTGTTGATTCTGAGCATTAAGTGTAGCAGTTTGTTGTTGGTTTTGAAGATTTTGAAGTCTTGATACTTGTTCTCTTTCAGCAGAAGTTAATAATGCTTGTTGACTAAACTGACTTTGAAGCGTTGACATGTTCTGTGCAAACTGTGCAGTCTGAGAAGATGCAGTTTGTCTATTAGAAAGATTAGCCATACGTATTTGCATATCAGCAGTTGTCTGTGCAAGATTAGCTTGTTGCTGATTAGAAAGATTTTGTGCTGCTCTAGTTTGTAAAGCTTGTGCATTTGATTGCGCTATCGGCATAGCACTTTGTATAATTGCATTAAAAAGAGAATCTCTTCCAACACTTGAAACATTTAACCCACGTTGCGCTAAGTTGCTTTCAACAAGCTCTACGGCTGGTCTAGCCCATATAGGTACTTCTCCGGTATCCATACCAGCCATTAAAGTTTCCATTTGTGAAGACACTAAAGCTTCAGTAGGTAATGCTGCTATAGCTGCTTGTACTTCTACTGGTTGTGTATCTACCATTTCTTCAACAACAACAGGATCTTCAACAATTATAGATGTTAAATTTTCTGGTATGTTTCCAACTTGAGCAATCATTTCTGCTGCTGCACCTTTAGCTGCTTCACCTGTAAAGTTTCTGGCTTGTGCTGCATCATAACCAACAGCACTTATTATTTGTGCCGCTTGACCTTCATTAGCTGTTCCGGTTAATGCTTGTCGTTGTTGTCTTTCTGCATCAGGAGTAGAAGCTAATTCAATAGTTGCTCCAGTAACTTTATCAATCATAGCATTAGTTGAAAGATCAAACCCTACTGTTTGTGCCAGTGCTGCTTTTTCGTCAAGATTTTTTCTAGTAGCTGCAATTGCTTCTCTTGTTAAACCTTGATTTTGTATAGCAGATTGAATTGCACCATCACTTAGTTCACCTTTAGCTGCTGAAACCGCTAATGGAGAACCAGCTTGTGCAGCATCCATTCTTGATACACCCATTCTTCCTGCTCGTGCCGTAGAAACACCAGTAATTCTTTGCGCTCTTTGACCAATATCTGGTGTAGCTTGTGGAGCAGTAATACGATCACCACCTGTTAAATAATTACTACTTAACCAATTTATAGCTTGACCTCTAGGATCACCATCTAATTTAAATTGATCTCTAATAGATTCTGTATCAACACTTTCTGCAACCATTGTTGGAGCTGTTGTATATTCAGGTGTTTGAATAGGTTGTCTTGGCCCAAAACCTGTATCACCAACAATAACTGTTTGATTTTGTTCTGCGTCAGCATTTAGTGCTTCAGCTTCAGCCATTAAACGAGGGAACCATTCCATTTGAGCATCAGTCGCAGCTTTCCAATTATAATTATTATATTTTAATTCTGGATTACCTGTTGTTGGATTATATCGTCCTTGGACAATCATATCCCTACCTTCGGATGTTGTATAGGCTTTTCTAAATACTAAAACATTGTTTGTTGTTGTTACAGTTACAGGATTAACAACAACAGGTCTACCTCCTCCGGGCATAATTCGTGTTGATCTTTCTGTATTTATATCAGGATCAGTTTCTTCATCAATTTGATTTTCAGGAACCTCATCAAATGTTTCTTCTTCTTCTTCAGGTTTAAAAGGTGGTATATATGTTGATGTACCATCTGGCTTTGTTTCTTTAACGCCACCTTCAGCCGTATATTCACTTAGTAAACCATCGTCTGTTGTTACAGACATAGTAGTTCGCATAGGATCAGGATCAATTGCTGCGGCTTCTCTTGCAGCTATTTGAGCTTGTCTTGCTTCTTGTAGTTCTGTAACAAAAGCATTTGCTTCTTCTTTTGTACTAAAAACAGATTGATCACCGGGAAACCCACCAAGAAATCTACCATCGTCTAGTTCTCTTACATATTCAAATGTTCCGGGTGTTGAACCAGCAGCATCAAAAGTTTTTTTAGTTCTTTGTTGTGCTGCTACAGGAGACTGTTCTGCTACAGGTGCTACAGGTGGTCTTCTGACTGAAACAGGAGTTTGAGCTACAGGTTCTTTAGTAGGTCGTGTAACTACAGTTTGTGGTGTAGTAGTAACTACAGGTTCTTTAGTAGGTCGTGTAATTACAGCTTGTGGTGTAGTAGTAACCGTAGGTCTTGGACGTAATACCCCACCAGTTTCATCTGGAACTACAGGTTTTGGTTGTGGTTTTGTAGGTTTACGTGGTGGAGTAACCGTTGGTCTAACAGGTGGTTGTACTGGAGCAGGTGGAGAAGAAGAAAACGGAGATGTAAAAGTTCCTCTAGTTCCAGTAAAACCAGATATAGGATTATTTGGTCGCGTAGATGTAACAGGTGCAGACACAGGTTTTTTAGTTTCTGCTGCTACTTTTTGTTGTGCCTGTTCTTGCGCTCGTTTAATTGCAGCAGCCGATGCTCTACCGCCTCTTTGTGATTTTTTTCTAGCCATTTATAATTCCTCTAATACGACCAAATGGCAGGGGTTGGATAATCTTCTGCCATATCTAAATGAATAAATCTTCCTGTTCCTTTTTGATTTACACCTATACGATGTATACCATGCTCTAGTGCTTTTTGAATAATTGTTAATGCTTTTGCACCACTAACTCCTATATCAATTGCCTTGCCTGTTGTATGCGCTCCCGGCCCTTTAGATTTCATTAGTTCTATTGGATGTTCTGCACATCTATATCCTGATGTAACAGGAAATGGAAAATTACAATCTTCTCTAAGAGCATTTAAAACTTTTAAAAAATCTTTATTAAACTTTTCTTTACCACAATGTTGACAAGATAATTCATTTGCTGTAAAATATTTACTTACCATTTTACTTTATGTGACCAATATCTTGCTGATAACTTTGATGGTTTAGCATCTTGAGCATTGTGTCTAGCATAGTAAGATCTTTTTCTTGCTTTTTCTTTTGCAGTCTTAGGATTCTTTCCTGCTCCTCTAACACCTTGTTGTCCAAAACGAATTGTTTTAATTTTGTCTCCAACTTTGGCTACAACAACATGAGACTTTTTAGGATGATTAGGAGTACGCTTTGGTTTATTATAACCAGATACTCCTGCTCTTTTTAATCTAGGATCTCGTTTAGATTTACCACCTTTTTTGTAATCATCACGCATCATGTTATTTTCCTATGCCTTTTAGTTTTTTGTGCAATTCGTTTAGGCTGTTTAGAATGTTGTTTACCTTTCTTTGTGTCTTCTCTTTTTTTTCTAGTTGTGGCTGCATATTCTTTACTTGACATTGAATCAATAGCTTTCTTTGGTAAATAACGCTCTCCAGTTTTAGCACTAGGTTTACCAGACTTTGTACGCCAATTTTGTTTTGTCCAAGCCTTTAAAGATCTTTGTGGTTTTTTAATAGCCATTATTTTTTATGAACCTTTTGAACTGCAAAATTTGCTTCAAGACTTGCGCCTTTATGTTTTACAAACTTACCCTTATGTTTCATAAGTTTTAAAGAACCATCTTTTTGTTTCATCCAATGAAAACCTGTAGGGGCTTTTACTTTCATTTATAACCTCCTCCTGCTGCTTTATATTGTTTGGCTAACATCTGTGCTTTACGTGCTGACCATTGACCGGGCTTACCACCTTTAGAGCCAGCTTTAATCTTATTAAATAATCTTTTACGCATTGTAGGTTTAGTATAATTACCTGCTTTATTTACTGTAGATTTTTTCTTTTTCTTTGCTGTCATTCTTGTTTTCCTTTACCTAAAAACAAACCAAACACGGCTGTCATTGCTCCAGTACATACAGATACTAATCCTGCTTGTTCAATTGTTGGAGCTTCTAAAGTTGTGAACCAATGAATCACATCCCAACAAGCAAGAGCCATCATTAATACCAATAGTCGTGGAACTATACGCCACTTGTC